CCACCATAACTTTGTATACTCATCATCTAAGATAGGTACTTTATATAAAACTACTTGCCCCTCCTCTTTTGACTTAACATAGTCTACCCTTACGTGAAATGGTCTTTTATGTGGCAACCTTTTAGTATACACTTGACCCATTTTTAAAGGCATTTTAAAGACTTCCTGCTTATTTGCTACCATATCCACCATCTCACTTAAAAACGCTTCTATAATAGCGTAATATTCGCTATAAGAAATCATTCTACTGCTTTTTTCTGTCTTTACTCTTATTCCTGCTTTTAGAGTATTATATATATCCTTTGTGGATACATATTTATCTTTATACTTTTTATTGTGGCTTCTTCTTGCCTTTTGCCTTTGCTTCATCTGCTTGATTATTTGGTCCTTTTGCATTCACTCCAAGCATTACACTAAATTCCATTTGTAATACATTTTGAATTATCATTGGAATTAATTCTTCAGGTATTGGATACTGAGTTGTATCATCATCAACATAAGAACTAACTTCTGTAGGGTTAGAAAATACTGCATTTATTTCTAAAGAACCTTCCGAAACTAAAGAATCACCTTCCCATACATAAAGTTTTCTGTCAGATAAAGTGGCTATTTTACTATTAGCACTTTTTATAAATCTAGAATTGTTCACGAACATTCTGTCATGATGTTGCACAACAGGTAAAGGAACATAAAGTGCATCTACATTAGATTCCTCTTTAAAAGCAACACTTCTTATTGCTCTATTATCATTAAAACCAACAACATCTTTTAATGTAACACCAGAAATTGTTGGACTTACTACATCAATTTGAAAAGAAGAATTAGAAGATTTTCTTCCATTATCTGTGTATTTCATTAAAAGATTAGCTCTATGGTAATGAACCATAAACTTAATCTGTCTTAAAGACACATCTGTATCATCTGGTGAAACTCCACCTGAGATTACATTTCTAATATTGTACGCTATTTCATTTAATGTTGCCATAATCAATTTTTAATAAGAAAGGGCAAAGTAGGAAAACCCTACTCTACCCTTTCTAGAAAGCAGGGAGCAAAAAGCATCTTTAAACTCGTCGTTCAGAAATTTCTGCCTGAACAGCTTGGTATCTTGGGTCTCCCAATGTAGCAAGTACCTTACGAGCTGCAATTTGACAAACCTCTTCGTGAGTTATATCACTTAGGTTTACAAAATTAGTCGTGTATTGTAAATATGTTACAATAAGTGTTGTCGTATTGGACAAACCTATTGAATGTATGTTTCCTTCTTTAAAATAGATTACAGGATTACTTGAATCTGCCTTGTTAAATGGGTCGTTCAAATAAGCTGATATATCTTCAATTTGTATAACTTTTACATTTACATTAGGAGTAGCTTTTACATAAGCAGATAAAAATCTACCATAAGTATCATCACCATCCATTTCTTCAATGCTCACTGGAGTAGTGTCTACAAAGTCTACTTCTTTACTAATAACCAAATCACTAAGTTTATCTCTACTATCTTGTGTAGTCTCAAAACCCATATAATACTGTTGCACAAACTCATCAGTAGCCATTTTTAGAAACTCGTCTAACTCTCCGTCACTAAAGTACGCAGTAGTTTCACTGTCTATAATGTTTCTTATTCGAGCTCTAGCACCAGCGTAATCCATTAATCTTCTATTTTAACTGTTTTTTTCTTTGGTTTTACTTCACCACGAATTTCATGCTTTAAGATAGCTAAAATATCTTTGTTATCTTTTAACCAAACTAGCACTTGTTCTTCGTTAGTTCCAATTGCTTCTTTCCCGTAATAGAACGTATCGTTCTTGTAATTTAACTTTCTTTCTCTAACAGCCTCTATAATAAATACACGCAAATCTTTTTCTGGGTCAAAATGTGTACCCATAAATTTATCTGCATCATTTTGAGCTATTTCAATAATTTTAGCTCTTAAGACATCTATTTCAGAATTCAAGTTCATCCGCTTTAATGTAGCAAATTGCTTAACTTCTTTATCAGTCATTTTAGCAGCTTCAATTACAGCTCTTGCTGAATCTAGAGTTGCTTTTGTTTTTTCGCTTTCTTGAGCATGTAAATCTACTCTTATCCACTCCCCAGATAATACAGATGGATTTTTCTTTAAAAAGTCGTCCATCAACACATGGCCTTCATTATCCATGTCTAAAAGTTTTACATTAGACATCCAAGTAATAGAACTTGGGTCTCCATTTATATCTTTGTACTCCATTTTTTTTCCAGTTATTGTTTTATAATTGGAAAATGTGTAAGACGCTATTGGTCTTTTTTGATGAAATATGTACTTGACATATCTTTTTGCTTTTGCCATTTGTTTTTGCTTTTAATTATTATTTAAGAAAAATAAGTACACCCCCGAAGAGGTGCACTTAAATATATTTAGGCTACTGTAATAGCTCCTGCTTGAGTACAATGGCATATAACGTGCCATCCTGTACCATCAGAAACTAAATCAATAACATCACCTTTTTCAATTTTATCTGATACAAAAGTTAATGCTGTAGTACCAACTAAAGAGTTAGCAGCATCATCCATTAATACTCCATAAAAGATAGTATTAACTGCAGCTCTTGTTGCAGCGTTACTCCATGAACTCATAACTATAGTTTGTGCAGCAAAATCAGCACTTGCTATAATTCTGTAGTTTAAACCTTTAACTGGCATAGGTAAAGCAATTGTACCTGCTCCATCAGCAGCAGAACAATCCATAAAAATTGTTGACCCTGATTCATAATCTTGAATCACTAAGTGGTCATCAGAAGCAGCCATCGTTTTAACAACTGTTCCTACAGCTACACGACCTTTATCACGAGTCATGTAATTTGAGTCTTCAACTGACTTGAAGAACTCTTTATTTCCGTCTAAAACTTGTCTTGACATTTTATTTATTTTTTAAAAATTAATTACCAATTATAGTACCAATCCTGTTGGCTTTAAAATACCACAAGATAATGGGTTACGAACAATAATACCTGATTGAGTTAACCAGTGACATTCGAATCTGTCATCTCCCGAAGCAGCTAACATAGACTTAGAGTCATAAGGATTAATCATACCTGGCACATATTTCTTAACCCAGTTACGGTTAGTACCTTCAGCACCTTTAGCAATCAATTCGATGTTTGCAACACCTTGTTGTACGCCCATGTCTAAGAATACCATTAAACCTGAAAGGTTAGCACCTCTCCATGCTTCAGCTGTATCAGCACCTGGAGTTGCTGCTAATATTTCAGCTTCAGCAGCATAACCTGGAGCAGCAGCTAAATTAGGGTCATCAAATACTGGACAATGAGCTAAAGTTAATTTATTACCCATACAGTAGTAGCTAGTAAAGTTTGCACCAACTGCAACATCTTGACCAGCTTTATCAACTAATACAGAAGAAGCGTTTCCACCATCTTTAAATAATAAATCTTTCATTGCTCGGTGGAACTGTAATTTACCTTGAGTTCCAGTGAATACTACATATTCATTACCTGTTGCATTTTGAGCATTAAGAGATAATTGAGCTAAGAAATTAGCAAGTTGTCTTTCTGTAATATCATCATTCTCTTCATAAGTCATTACATTAGAAGTAGAAATTTGAGCTAAAAGACCATCACCAATAGTAGGAACGCCTGAAATACCTGATTGCGCACCACCTGGAGTTGAAATATTTCCAGACATAGATGACTTACCAAACCAACGCATAACCTCAAGGTCATACATAAATTGAGCTTCAGTTTGTTGCTCTTTAGTAAAGAACCATAGACGGTGTCCATTGTGCTCAACCCAAGTAACATCTGTTAAGTCACGCGCATCAATAACTAATTTCTTACGAGAAATAGTAAGGTAGTTTTTACGAGTTTCAGGGTAAGCATAACCTTCACCTACTTCAGCTCCTAAAGAACCTTCACCAAAAGCGTTACCAATAATACCAACAATTGAACCTGAATCATTATTTGTGTCAATGTCATTTAAAGCTTTACCTACTACAGATTTTACATTTGTTCCATCAGTAACAGATTGAACGTGTAATTGTAAACCTGAAGATAAACGAATAATGTCATTTACATTAATCATACATGGCGAGTCTGCTGTATCAGTAATTGAACAAGTGATATTATCACCTACAGCTGAAACATCATCATTCATAGCCGCAGCTAAAGTTTGTTGATTTCTGTATCGAGCCATAGACTTCCATTCAAAAGAATTGTCTCCTAATACTTTTTCACCAGCACCAAAGCCTAGTTTTTCAAGTAAGTAAGTTGTAGTGTATCGAGGATAAAGCTCGATTACTTTTTTTGCAATCTCTGGGTACTTCAATAAGTTCGCTACCAGAGAATTGTCAGCCGTGTTATAAGCGGCATCATATTTAGCGGTATATACTCTCATTTTTTCTGAGTGTTTTTAAATTAAAAATTGTTTTATATAAACAATATATAATTATGAACCTAAAAACTTTTTCGGGTCAAAGCCTTTGCTTGGAGCCTCAAAACTATTAGAAGAACGATTACCTCTACTAGGAGAAGTAATACCATCCAGAACCTTCGACTTTCCTTGTTCAACGCCTTGCGTTTTAATCATCTTGAAAATCTTTTCCTTGTTTCGCCATAAGAAAGCGGCCTCCGCAACATTGGCATGAGACTGAAAGATGTCTTGGGCGAAATCTCCTTTGGTTATATAACTATACAGTTGTTTCTTGTCTTTCTGAGAAACCTTACCTCCAAAGAACTCTTCTTTATTTCTAATAAAGTCTTGTAGTTCTTTGCGAGATTTTTTAGAGTTCTCGGCTTTTTGCTTTTCCGCTTGTACTTTTTCCGTTCGCAATCTATCCTTTTCTGTATGGATATGCTTTGTTAATTGCTGACGAATTAAAGTTGCTTCTCTTTTTAATAATCCTGCATCTGACAATCTATCTATAGTATCATCTATAGCTTCATCATCATACTTTGACGCTCTCATATCAGCGATAACTAAATCTTTGTCAGAAAGCTCTAAATAACCATTAAGATTTTTAATAGTATCATTATCGCTAACCTGAGGTTTCATAGCATCCTGCACTTTTGCTATAAACTCTTCTTTACTTGCCGCTTCAATCCCTGTTTCTTTACTTAAACCTTCCCAGTCAAATTCTTCTGCTGAAGGTTCTTCTTTAGTTTCAGCTACTGCTTCTTCCTCATCATCCCAATCATCAACTTCTTCAGTCTTCTCTTCTGCTTTGGTGTCATCAGTTTTTTCGTCCACTTGGGTATCAGTCTCGACTGAATCCCACGAAAAGTCGCCTTCGCTCTCTGTTTCGCTTTCTGATTTGGTATTATCTTCTGATGTAACCTCTTGAGGTTGTTCTTCATTCGTTAAAGATTCTACTTTTTCAGCAGCTTCCCCATCGAGAAATGCTGTTGGGTCAAAGCCCTCTTGTTTTGTTTCTTCAGTAGATTCAACTACCTCTTCAATAATTTTGCTTTCTTCTGCCATTTTATTTTGCTTTTATGTTTACAAAGATATTACTTTTTTTGAACACTTTTTTTCGACTCCATCTTAAGTGCATGCTCATTATCTTTTTCTTTTTGTTGAGAGTTAAAATCTGCTTTAACTTTTTCTAAGTTAAGCTTATTCTTTTCTCTTGTATCATCAATATCTCTATGAGCATCAGATGCAATCTCTTGAGCAGCAACTCTAGCCTCTGCATTGATTTGTGCAACCTTAATTCTACCTTCAATATCCATCTGCTTAAGTTGAGCTTCAGCTTGAGTTTGTTGTGCTTGAGCTTCAGCAGCAGCTTGTTGTTGTTGCATTGCAGCCTGTTGTGCTTGTGCTTGTTGTTCTTTCATAGCATCAATACCTTGCTCTAAAACAACTTGAGCTTCAGTCATAGTATCAGCTTTCATAACCTTAAGAGCATCAAGTAAACTAATTGTACCTGATTGAAGCGCTGCTTGTGACATTTGTTGAACAGCTTGTTTAAGAGCGTCATCTTTACCTGAGTCACCTATAAATATTCCATAATCATTTAATGAAACATCAGGCATAATATTTAGCATCTTATAACCTGCGTCACCAAAAACAAACGCTGCTTTCTTTCCTCCTGCCCAAGCTATCTTCATTAAGTTAGCAAGTTTTTCAAATACCTTTTTCTTAATTTCATTATGTGTATAGAACCAAGAACCTGTAGATATAGACGACTGAGAAACAGAACGCTGAACGTTACCTACATATTCATATTGCTCAACTGCACCTTCTCTTTGTGGTGAAACCCCTGAAATTTGTCCAGCAGTTTGCTCAAGCATTAACTTAAGATTAATAAGTTGCTGAACAGAATTAGAAAGCGTAAAGTCTATTTGTTGGAACTGATTAAAAGAAGCGGTATCTCCCCCTTCATCTCTTGAGTTAATTGGTATAATACCATCATTCTTTAAGTGGTACATAACCTCCTGCATATCCATCCCAATATTAGAAGGCATTTGAGATACATCATATACAACTGCTTTACCACCAGAACGAGCTAAAGCAAGTTCAATATGATACATAACAATGTTATATAGCATTTGTATGTGACGCATAATATCTACTAAACTCGTAGGTTTACCTGTTGTATGATTATATACAACTCCTACATAAGATAAAGATGTGGTACCAGCATCGTCCACAGACCTAATCTGATTCGGACGTCTTCGACAATTAACCAATATTTTACCGCCAATCTTTGTGCCTTCCCATATATCGTCAACGCATTTTGTTTCAATTTTATCTCCTTTTCTTTTTTTGTATTTATCACCTACAGCTTTTTTAAATGGTTGTTCAGGGTTAAATTTATTTTCAGAAATTTTAAATCTAAGAGCTTTAATTGATTTCCATTCAGCAGATATAACTCTTACCTTAACAGTCTTAGAGTGGTCTATCTCAACCCAATTAAATACACCATTCCATCTGTCGATATTGTCAGATGTTGTTTGTCGCATTTCTTCAAGTTCACGAACATCATCTTCATCTAATTGGTCTCTAAACTCATCTATAACTTCATTTACAGTAAGCCATCTTTCTTCACCAGCCCATTGTGCGTTATCTAAATAATCAGAGTCTATAGATTTATCAAAAACAAAAGTACGAGGGTCAACTCTTCTTACATAAGGGTCGCCATCTTTTACATATATTTTATAAAATTCTTTAGCAGTTACAAGAAGGTCTCTCATACCTTCTCTAAACATATGCTTAAGTTGGTATCTTTGAGATAAATAATCAAGACCATCATTTATAGATTCCTCAATTACTTCTTTATACTGATAACGCATAAATTGGTCTATGTCATCAGGAATAGGAAACTCTTTATTATCCATTTCCAATTCCATACCAAACTCTGCTTCTACATCTGCATTAATAGTTTTAAGTAATTCATTTGCTATTAAAGAAACTTTAAATTGTTCTTTACGAAGAGCTGCATCTATATTTACAGCAAAGACGCTTTTATCTAATGGACGAGATAAGTCTTCATTACAAAGCAAATCAATTTTATTTCTAGTAATAGGGTAATTAGCCATAGTAGCAGGAGAAGGCATATTATATTGCTCAGTTACATAACTATAGTCATCATATTCTAAATCTCCATTATATAGTCTATAGTTTCTGATGTCTTTATCATAGTCACTTATAGAGCCTTCTGCATTATTGTGCTCTAATTGTTTAACAATAGCATCTATATTTTCTTCACACCATTCTATAGTTTTTTCGCTATCTGAAATAAATTGCTTAGGGAAATTACTCATTGTATTATACTTTATAAGGTATTAATCGTCCATTTTCTCTTTTATAGAAGACAAAGCCTATGCCTTCTTTAGTTGCTTTTTCCATCTTTACTTGCTTATCATAAAGGTCTATATCGTGTATAAGGCATAAACCAAAAGCTATAGCCCTATCCGTATTTCTTATTCCGTAATCTCCCAACTCATCTAATAAATCTATAAACCATATATCTCCACAATTCTCCTCTATATAGTTTTCTATAAACTGTTCCATTACAGCTTTAGTATGCTTATTCATTTGTATACCATACCTATTTCTGTTTACAGTCTTAGGTGAATGTGCTGTAGCTGGCCTCTCCTTTAAATAATTCTTCGCCCCTGCTCTTTGGAAATATCCTATTATACCAATACGAGTGAACTCGATTAGCATTTTAGCATTATAATATACAGCTAATTTTAAACACCCATCCCAGAACTCCTCAGCCGTATCAGGTCGCTCTGTATATTCTGCTATAGGGTAGTTACCAGCTATATCCATACTATAGAATCTTCTGAATATAATAGCACTACCCATAGAACTTGTAGACGCCTCATCTTGGTCATAGGAGTCAATACCACCTATATCCAATCCCTTGAGTTCCGTCTTAGGATGTTCTAATATTTTATAAGGACCATACTTATCTAAAACAAACTTTACATTCATTCCTTCACCATCCCATTCGAGCCTACCACACTGTATTTGTCCTTTTAAATCTTCACTACTTAATATCTCACTTCTCTGTGCATTTATCTTAGCAACATTGAAGCGAGAGTTCTTAGTTTGCAAGAATGCCTCCTCTACAGAAAGAGGATAATTTTGCAGCTCTAAGTTATAACCTTTTTGGTTACCAGCTTTGTGAAGTTGTTCCCGTCTTTCACTAAGTGCTTTTTTAGCACCTTCATTGTCAGATATTCCAGTGCTCATATCGAAATACCCATGATAACACATAGACGCAGGAATAAACATAGGAATAAGATTAAATGCATCTGCATTGTAATACATCTCCATAAAATCCTTAGAAGCAGCCTCGATGTCACCACCCGTACCACCAATAATTGGAACGCCATATTGAACATCACCATCCATAAAACAGGCTTTAGATGACATGTATGCGTTAAGTAGTTCTTTAAACTCCCCAGCTTCTTCGAATACCATAACAGAAAGACGCTCACCTTTATATACCTCTGGATTACTCATTGTACGGCAGTGTATAACAGATTGAAATCCGTCGACACCCCACTTACCGTCTTTATCTTTTATTTTATAACCTGATTTAAGTACTTCCTCTCCTTCCTTTAATGTAGAGTGTCTAAAGTTAGAGTTTTGATTATTAAGTCCAGCCTTTACCTTATCAAAGAAAGATGTGGCTGTAACCTGAAGTCCTGCGGCTACGCCTACGTGGTTAAATGGATAGAATGTATATTCGTGTGCAAGGATACCTGAGTTCATATAAGAGAACCCCTTATCCCTAGCCTTAATAACAATCATTCCTTTCTCTTCATTCTTACAAGTATCGAATAGGTCGAAATAATTTTTATCCATATCTCGATACCAAGGTGCAATAAGAGTTTTACGGGAATTACCCTTAACTCCGTCACTACCTAAAATTTTATAGAAATTAAGATAATAATAGTGTTTACCTGTAATAGCATCCATACCTTTAGGTTTGAAGCCATTCTTACACCTATCTATTTGTTCGTCCCAATATTCTCTAAAGGCTACGCTTTCAGGATTGAGTTGCGGAACCCCTTCATATACAAGAGGCTGATATTTCTTTATATCACCCATTCTTTTGAGACAATAGAGTTTCTAGATAACTAAGCTCACGGTTACCAGCAATCTTAGAGCGTTCTCCACGTCTTTCAATCTCATCTACGAGTTTTCTTCTTGTAGCAAGTAATTTTTCCACACCTATCATTACTTTCTGTATGTCAGCAGCATTATCTATATTAATTTTAACTTTCTCCAGTAATGTAGTAAACTCATCAATCTTCTCGTTAAAAGCAGACAGCTGAGCATCTAGGGGGTCATACTCAAGTTCTTTGTATTTACGAATCGCGTCAGCGATTTTTTTATTTTTAACCCCCTTCCACTCATAGTTACCAAATAAATCCTTAGCAACTACACGCATCCTTTCATCTTCAGTGAAGTGTCTATAGGGAGAATCGTAATCTGCAACATAGGCTACGAACATAAGTCCCTTATTTCCCAACCCACTTGTTTCAATTACTGATTTGAACTCAGGTATTCCAAAAATACCATCATCTTCTACTACGCTTCCTTGCTTACTTATTTTGAGTAGGTACATATACTTTTAGCTCTGTCTTCATAGTTATTATCCCGTGACGTAAATGCGGGACTTCCCCTTCCTGAAACTCGCCATCTTCATCTATATACTTAAACTCAATGTTGTTTATACTCCCGCCAACAACAGTGTATGTATTCTTCAATGGAATGTAACCCATATCCAAATACTCCGTTATAATTTCTTTTTCTCGATAGTCAGTCATCTTAACCACGTTAACATAACCAAATATCTTCCCGTTAGGCATTATCTCTATAATACCGTACTTTGTTTTTTGCTTGTCCATTGTTTTCATGGTGTAAAGATAATAAATTATTAACACTCCCTAACTTAATAAAAAAAAAGGACTCAAAAAACTGAGTCCCCTTCCTTATTAATCAACCAAACAAACAAATAATATTAATCGTGTTGTATTACTCCGCCTTTAGAAAATCTTGTCACCACTCTTTTTCTTGTTCTTTCCTTTGTTTTCTTACCACCATCTTTTGGCACAGACTTAAATACATTTTTAACAACCTCAACGGTTTTATTTTTTTTATTTTTAGTCTTACTTTTAGATACTTGAGTGTCTATCGACTTATCATCCTCTGTAACTATTTTTTCCTTAAAAACACTTTTAGACTTCGATTTCTTATTTTTCTTTTTTTCTGAAGCCTTATTAGTAGTATTTACCGTTACTTTGACTTTGTTTGACATAATTAGTCGTGTTGTATTATACCGCCCTTAGAATAACTTTTCTTATCCAACATAGTATTAACTACCTTACGAGTGTCATTCTTTGTGACATTCTCTCTAAACTTGTTCTTTGCACTTTGAATAGTATTCTTAATACCTTTCTTTGTGCGCATAAGTAAACCTTTAACCTTACTTAATTTTTTTATTTTTTTATTCTTTCCTGGCATAACTAGTCGTGTTGAATGATTCCACCTTTCTTATACATCTTACCAGTCTTAGCATCAACCTTCATTGATTTAATAGACTTAATGTCGCTAGCTATATCTGGTAATGCACCTAATAAAGCCATACCTCCGCCTGCATACTTTTTTTTCTTCTTAGCCATAATTATTCTTTTTTACAAAACTAATTAAAAATTTTTTATATTTTTCTGAATGCGGATGTCTTATTGTAGACAGCCCCGACTTCGTCGTTTTTTTCCATACCCTACCTTTCTTTTCAAAAACAAAAAACGGCACTCATTCTTAAATCGGAAATCGCTACGCTCAGAATATTTGCTCTCTCTTTCAACAACATCAACCCAAGGACGGATAGTTCTTTTTTCTCTCTCTTCTAAAGAGTGAGTTTTATTTGTTTCTCACTATCATTTGTTATTCTGTAAGCCCATTGTGCTAAGACTACGCGTCTTGAGCTTTGTGTAAACAATCGCAGGAATAACGGATTATTGATTTATACTGCACTTCTTAAACAGTGTGTACCATATGGAACTTATCAGTAGATAGGCAACGCATATCGGCACTGTTTAGGATTTGTTGTTAATCTACGAAATCGCTGCGCTCAGTGTGTCAAATCTTGTTCTTCCTACGGTCGAACATCGACAAGCGAACGATTTCCCTGTGTGTGTGTCTGTTTGGAACACTTCCAAACACCCACTATTTAATAGGTTTCGATTAGTTCTGCAACGAAAATGTTGCGAACTACGAGTGATAAAGAGCTGAAACTCAATGCCTTCGCATTGAACTTTCATCCTCATTGTGCGTGTTTCCTCTTTCCCTCTGCTCTAAAAGTCCAACATCTTATTTATTTAAATGTTTGACATCCTTTGGTGTGGTTTCTTCCACTACCCACCAAAGTTACAACTTTTATTTGACATTGTCAACTCTCACTATCATTCGAGTTGATACCAATGTTATTTATTTAAGTGTTTAAGTGGATATTTCTAATCTTGTTAGTTATTAACAGATTATGTTGTTCAGTCAGTTGCACACCAACTCTTGACAGATAAAGAACAACATAATCAGCAAGTTATAACTAACAAGCCTTGTCTTAAAGTCTTTTGACATTGTACAAAAAGCATTATTCTATATGTTAGATTTCACTATTCCATCGGGAACTGTATCTGCTAATAGAAAATCACCAATGCGTTTAAATTCTTCTAACGAAGAAATAAACGCAGTGGTTAAGTGTTTCCGTAACGATACTTCAAATCGCTACGGACAAGACGGTAAATCTTATCAAATAGATGATGCTGTTCTTGAGTTGTCATTTCCATCTTTGGAAAACGATAACAACACTTTTAAATTTGAACTTCACTTTCCTAATAGGACTGTTGACGCTGTTGCTAAAGAGATTTTTCTCTATGAGAAAGCAACAGACGGCACAACTATTAAGAAAGACAGCAAGTTAGGTAAGGCTATCTTATCTATTTGTGACGAAGATGGAGTTCAAACATACGATAGTATTGCAACTTTCAGAGAAAGTTTCAAACTATCGGGTAGTACTTCTAAGCTTTACTCTATCCTTAGAGAAAACAAGTCAGCCTTTGACTTGTCAAAGTTTGCCTCTTCTTTGGAGGGACAGACTTTAAAAGTTCAGACTTACTATCATACTCAATCAAAGGAGTATACTATCGCTACCACAGACTATGTGGCAAAGCATAGCTCATCCTTTGACTTGAGCAAAACTACTTCACGCACTCCACGCTCTAAGCGAGGAGGTAGCATTTGGTAGTATTTAAAATAACAAGAGAGCTAATCACTCTCTTGTTATTTTTTTAGACTTGAAACGCTAATGCTTACGCATTAGTAAGAACCCTTTACAACGCCAACGCTTGTAAAAAACCGACTTCGTCGGGGCTATCACTATC